TGATAATACATCCTCGTCTGGACAGCATCTTTAATTTGATTGTAATCAGAACTAGTTCCGTTTGCACCCTCATCAACAGTCATGACTTCATCATAACCAGATCTTTCAATTATCTTAGTTTTAATTTCTAATTGTTTCTTTTCTTTTTGAATACGTCTAAGAAAAGCATAGTGAATTATCTGAGTAAAATAAGCAAAGGGATTCTTTGATTTTTCAGGATTAAAGTTGTTGATATACTGAACACAGTTTTCAATACCATCACAAACCATATCATCTTTGAACATGTAGTTTACAAAGTTTGGTTTGTATGATAGATGTGTTGCGATTTTAAGGAAACATTCTCCAAGATAATTTGTAATTCTTGGCTTAGGTTCCCCCCTCTTTTCAGCCAAGGCAACTTCGTCCTTATAGGCTATAATAGCAGTTAGAAACTCTTTGTTATTAACGTAATGTTCCGATCTTTTTCTTGTTCTCGGCATGGTTGAAGTCATTAACACTGTTTATGATTCATAACAATATTATACACGATAATCTAAGACTTGACAATACCTTGAAATATATGTAGAATAACTCTGTAGGAGTTCAAGGGAAAGGTTTAGCTATTCTTAAAGATCTTCTCTAAAGATGTTCTTGCTTCCTTAACACTTGAAATATATCCCATCTCTTTTGTCATCTTAGGTTTTTTTAATTTTGGTGGTTCTTCTAGATCATCATCATAATAAACTTTGACAAACTTCTCATAAGTTTTAATAACGTCTTTATCAAGAACCTCACATGTGGTGATAATATTACTCATCTCTACTATATATGTCTTCTCGCGACCTGTTTTAATCCAAGGTTCAATTTTTAAAATGCTAAGGCCAGGTTTACGATTAAACGCTGAATTTACTATCATTGCTGGCGAGTCAAGTTCAATCAGATCTGTCTCTGGAATTGTACCAATTTTTGCAACAACTTCTTCTCCTGTTTTTAATTTAACGACTGCTAAAAATTTATCTGACATTGTTTTAAAGGTATCGTGAGCATCTCATAGTTAAAATTTTCTTCATTATAAATTTTCACCCTTTCCATCATATGATTTAATGTGTAGTTTTTTGAAGATCCATAAGTTATATCGTCTGCTATATCAAAGAGAGTTGCTTTGACTTTATTATCACCTTTCCTTAAAACTCTACCTATACTTTGTAGATTTCTAATTTTAGATTTGTTTGGTGATGCAAATATCACATTATGTAAGTTACGAATATTAATACCAGTTGAGAAAGTTCCATATGATGCGATAATAATTGCATTATCTTCTTTTTCTGTTATTGTCCGAACTTCTTCTCTATCCTCAGTATCAACTCCTCCGTGAACAAAGAAACATTTTCTGTTTTCTTCCTTGCAACTATTTATGAGTTCAAATAAAGGAAGACCATGACTCTCAACTCTTGTATATAAGATTAAAGTATTTCCTTTTTGATCTATTGCAAGATTTTTAATAAAATTATTTCTCTGTGTATGTGTGATTAAATATTGTATTTCATCTTCATAAGTATTAAATTTTCTTGCTGGATGTTTAAGAGTTAAAACTTTGATATTTAATTTAGAAAGATATCCTTTCTTCATTAATTCATCTGTACGAATAATTTTATATGATGGGCCAAATAATCCTTCTAGCACCCATTTATGCGTTTGAGTTCCATCAAGTGTTCCTGTAAATCCAAAACGATGTTTACAATCAAGTAACTTAGTCATGATACTGACTAATGATTTAGATTTAAATAAATGTGCTTCATCACCAATTACAGTGCCGAAGTTTTCAAAATATTTTTTATCTAACTTGTAAATAGATTGCCATGTTGTAATGGTAACTGGAAGATCTGTATTTTTATCACGACCAGAATAAACACGATGACAATATTGTTTCACATCCCAACTATAATCCATAAAATCCTTATACATCTGTTCAACTAGAGATGTCGTAGGAACAACAATTAATATTTTTTCTCCTCTTTCAACGTAATATCTGGTGATTGAGTAGATCATTAATGACTTACCAGATGCAGTTGGTGATATTAATAACTTACGATGATTTCTTAATGCATCATAAACACCTTTGATTTGATATCCTCTTGGTTTATGAACTGAGATGCTTTTAACATAATCTGACACACCCTCTGGTGATATCATTTTATTTTCTTCTATTGGTAAACCGTAAAATTTATTCCCTTCAAACTCATATGTATATCCATGACGATTACAAAAAGAAATCACACGATCAATTAATCCAGTATATAATTCATTTTTACGAATATCATATAGACGAATCTTTCCATCCCAATATTTATTACGATATTGAGGCATGAACTTGGCGCCAGGCACTTCAAATGTAAAATGATCTGAGAGTTCATGATACACATGTTGTTCAGAGTTTATTGTTGTATAAACTTCGTTTTTCTTTTTAATAATTAAGTGGGTCATGTAAATCCAGCTTGGAACTTATGCCATTCAATGGAATTTTTAATTTGATAAGTTCGGTTTGATATTTGTTTTAAGACGCTCTCAAGAAATGTAATCATGACATTATAATATTCCACCTTTAAAGAAGCTTCAGACAACCTATCATCGGCATCCATATATCTTTGCAGGGCGTCTTTATCCCTTACCTTCTTTGGAAAGGGATCTTTAACGTAGACCTCTGGGTCTGCTTTTCCTGTGAAGTATTCATACCTTTCATGGCGAACACCTCTTTGTAGTTTTTGTGCTTTTGATCTTAAAAGAATCAAGTTATTCAATATTTCATGATATTTAGCATGAAGTTGAGGTATCTTAATTGACTCTTCATGCATATTATCAATATCAATCTTCGCGTCCTGTTCCCACATGGACTGAAGTTTTTCAAGGGTTATCATATAAAATTATTTTTTGGGTTTATTATCTATTCTAACACCATCTGGATCAGTTATGTCAAATATTGTGTATTTGAAAGTTGCTTGTGCAGTAAAAAAATTGTAGTCACGATCTGATGCATCAAACTCTAAGGTTGAAAGTGAAATAGGAAATGCATCTTTAAAATTAACATGAATACTAGGTTTATAATTACTACTTAAAACTTGTAACGTTGCATCTGAGAATTCAAAATAACGTGGATCTGAATCAGAATTTACGCCTGGTTTAGTTCTAAAATCATCATCTTTAAGTTGTCTAAATTGACCTAAAGATTCTGGATATCCTAATCCTGTTATCCACTTATAGATTGCAAGATAGTTTTCCATTTGTTCATCAACTAAAAAACGAATTGTTAAATCTTCGTATAAGACTTTATCGCCTGGAACAGGAATATCTTTTAGATAAGTTGGTTGAACAGCAGTTCCCATGCTAATGCCTGGGATATTTGCAGATTGACATAGGAAATCAACTTTGGGTGTTTTTGATAAAATCAATTTAAACCCAAGGGGTGACATATAGTTCCGATTATCTATCTGTCTCTGATATGGATTTTGAGAACTAGTCATCTACCTTCTTTTTTTCCGACTTTTTAACTTTCTTCGCATACCTTACATCCTCACTTGTGTATAATTTAGGGTGTTTTTTGGCTCTTTTAATGATCAGCTTTGCAGCTTTTTTATCATTCATGTAAGTATTTAGACACAAAAAAAGAGACCCTTTCGGGTCTCCGATCCATCTCGTACTGAGATATTTATATTACATAAGGTTTGCAACTGAAACTCTTCTGTAGTAACGGTTTGCGTTAGCAGTAAGTGTTCCAAGTCCTTGTGTTGTACCTTGTGAGAATGGGTTCTCGACCATGCCGTAACGAGTCTTGAATCCAATTTTTGGTTGGAATGTATCCTGACCAACCGCACGAACCATCTGTAGAGGAACGTATGGACAGTAGAATAATCCAGCGTCATAAGGTGATGTACCCTTGTAACCGATAACATAGTACTGTGTTGCAGCACTGTTAGCAGCGAATGGGT